AGCTGACCTCCCAGTCCAAGGTGGTACTGCCGCCGCCCAAAGCCGACGGATCTGGGGCGGCGTCTTTGAAGAACCACTTCTGGATCTTCTGCCATGCATCCACATAGGTCATCCCAATATCATAGTCGTCTGCGTAAAGATCCCCAATGGTGTAACCAGGGCCCCTCATATAATTCCAGCTAGTGGGCGCCAGCGACGAGACGCTAACGGCCTCCTTGGACGCGGCGATGAGGTCAGCATCGGACACGCCGGCGTCTGCGAGGCTCTTCTTAATGGCGGCCGCGTACGTCTCGCCGTCCTCAACGACTGCGCGCAGATCTACATCTATAAGGCTGATAATTTTAGCACAATTATCTTGTAAGAACTTAGCTTGGCTCGGTGAGGCGTCAAGTTGTTCTGCTGAGATACTAGCTTTACAGTCAAATCCTTCTTTTTCTCCCATTTTAAATCCTCAATACCGTAAGGATATCCTGGATGCTCAACGGGATAGCGATAACATCGCCCGTTTGTATGTTAGCCTCAGTGGGGCGCGCATTATACCACGCAATCACCCACCAGAGTCGTGAGTCTCCATAATATTGATTGGCTAATTTATAATATCTATCCCCATATTTCCAAATATGTGTGTTAGTTTTTAAACTGGTGCGCTGGCTTACGGTAGGATTATGAAGCATTAAGGTTTCATATTGAACTATTGCTCTCAGCCCTCGTGAACGTCGGAGTGGTGCATAGTATTCGCTAGCGTTTACTATCTTTCTTTTGTTGGTGTATCTCGACATAGATTAAATTTCCTCTTTATTTCTTTATAAGAATCCAGCTAGGGGATCGTCTTCCGCAAAAGACTCCCCCTCATCCGTCTCGCTTCGAGTAAGAGTCGGTTCAGCGTGACCATAAACCCTACCCCATTCCAAACTACCGTAGTATTCAGCGCCAGGAGACGCTATCTCCGTAGAGGGTTGTTGCATAGAAGAAACACCCAATTGTCCCAATACAGCGTTGGCCTTAGCTGCATCCTCTGCAAGAGAGGCAGAATTTACTGCATCCTCTACGATAATCGCTGCGGCCTGGGGAGCAAAATCTAATGCTTCTAATTGCGCTTCTGTTGCAAGCTCTTCGGTTCTATCAGTCATGGATGCAATCGCAGCAGCGTCATCAGCTATAGCGGCCTGGACCTGTGCAGGATCGTAAAGATCCACCCCATATGGAAACGCTGTCCCTACGCCAGAGCCACGGACTTCATACCCTTTACTCCCAAAAGTTCCATCTTCGTTCCACCCCAGCGGATGTTCATGAATAGCGGCGAACTCTAGATTAATCTCTATCATCTTGGGAAGAATAGTATTTTGTGCTTTCTCAATCACTCCTACATCAGTATTTTCCAAGTTGTGATTGACTGCTACACTGCTAATAACCCCCAACAAACCCAACGAGGAATCGTTAACACTGACATATTCATTATATTTTTGGTAGGCCAATTTATTCCCACTCAATGAACGCTGGGCACCACTGAGAGGGCCCTTTATTTGATCACTGCTATCTCTCAAAATATTCATCACTTTCATCCGAATTAAAGGTGACTGAGTAATCGTTTGTCCATATTGTACATCATCATAGTTAGGATATAAAAATTGTATTAATTGCTGGACTTTTCCAAGATTTTCATATGCCTCTCCCGACGAAGCCGCCGGTACTTTAAATGCTAAACTAATTCGTCGTGTGGTATTTTTAAACATATAAATGGGATCCGCACGTCCATAAACAGTTTCCTGGGCCCAGTCACTTGAATAGGCTTCGTTGAATGCCGTAATGAATGCTTTAAAATAAACGGATTTGCTCGTAGGTAAATGTTGAAAAGAAATCGTCATTTTAAGCAGGTTGGCATAAGCATCAGTAGCATCTACCAAACCTGCATGATCATTCGTTTTATATCGATCCTGTTGAAAAGTCTGGTCGTACTCGTCGCCGCTAGGCATCGGCAAGCCACCACCAGAGGTGGTCATTCCATCTTTTTTCTTAAACAGTCCCATTATAGTATTGGTGCTCCTCCAATGCCATTCATTGATTCTTGCGAGGTTTGCGTATTAATCTCAACCGCAGCCCCACGCATCAGCTTTTTTGTTTGCATGGCGTTTAATTGCAGTACAACTTTGATGGGGGCTCTCCCTCCTCCTCCGGCTGCTGCAGTTTGTTCTCTGTCCATTCCAACATATTCTTTGACTGTTTCTTTGGCCGAAGTATATCCGGCCGCGGCTAGGGCGCCCGCAGTCGAAACCATGGTGGCGCCCAATTCTATCATTTTCCGCTCAGGCATGCGTGCTACGGCATCCACAATTTCCGTAATATTAGAGCTTGCACCGGGAGATGCCAACACTGTAAAAAAGCTTGTGATACCAGAGAGGATACTTGATATCATGTCTCCAAATGTTTTCATAAGGGCCGTTATCTGCTTAATAGGGTTAAAGATCTCAACAATTGATAATCCAATTTCTTTAAATGCGGTGGCCACGTGCATCAAGTATTCAATAAATGTGGGAGAACTCTTTTTCTTAAAAAACTTTACCATGGAGGTGAAAGCACCCACTAATTGTGTCGTCAACCAAACGCTGACACGCATAGGGATAATGAGAATTCGCAACACATGTGCGAGTCGGCCTATCCATAATCCAAGCGCTTGAATTCCGGATACGCCATCACCTCCTAAACCTAATTCGCTAAACAACTCCATCCATATATCAAACACTACTTTCATCTCTTCGATCAGAGGCTTTAATCCTATTTCATAAACCTCCTTCATGGCCTCCCATAATCCCTCAAAGAATAGGGTGATGCCGTCAGTCTTCTTTTCTGCATCAGTTAACGCACCGGAGTATAAACTAAACCCTGCGGTGAGGCCTGCTATACCTCCAAGAGCGCCTCCCGCACCACCAGTTAAAACGGTGAAAAGTACGCTAGCCAACATTACAAAAGCTCCAATCATCTTTTGTAGCATCTTGACATTTTTTTCTTCGGCTAGCCATGTCATCAATTCTCCCACATATCCGATAAGCGGTTTAAGAATTGGAATCATCTGCATAAATACTGCGTTAAGCTGGTCTTGGAAAGACGCCATCTTCTTGGCTTCATCGGCCATCGTCTCATAATCGGCGGTGGTCATCCCTATTGAATCATCTAGGGCGTCCAAGTTACCACTCATCATTAAGGCGAGGTCGCCTACATCCTCCATCCCAAGAGATTCAGCATAAAATTGTCTCTGGTGGTAGCTCATACTATCAAAGCTCAAACCAGCTTCTTCTAAGGAATCTCTAATCATCATGAATCTTTCGTTCGGATCGGTGGCCATCATAAGATCCATAGCATTTACAAAGTTGCCTCCCAAAGCGGCGTTAAGTTTACCGGCTTGTTCGGCTGCTCCTTCAAACGTATCAAATTTGTTTGTCATTCTCAAAATCTTTTCCATTTCAAGGCCTGTGATCTTAGAGGTGATGGCTAAATCTTTGAAAGCTTTCACACCATCTTTGCCCAACTTGGCGATAGAACCGCGTGCCTGGTCAAAGGAAGCCATTAGCTCTTGTGGGGCCACTCCAATATCTTGCGCATGCGCAGTGAGGCCACGCATTTCATCATCGACTTCTCGCGCTGTCACCCCTAGCATCTTGGTTGCCATTTGGACACCTTTGGCATATTGCTCGTTGCTTACCCCATATTCTTCTAAAACAACGCCAGTGTTGGTTATCTCTTTTCTAACATCTGCATTGAGCATCGTAAAATCGGTCTGATATTTATACAACGCTTTGGAAGCTTTGGTCACCTCTTCAATGCCAATGCCGTATTGGCGTACATCGTCAAAACTATTGGTGATGCCCTTGGCAAATTCGCGATCTGCTCCGGTGGCGCGCCTAAATGCGTTTTCTGCATCATATAAGCTTAACGTCAGATCCACAATGGATGAAACATACTTGGTGACGGCGCTTAAAATAAACGCTTTTCCAAAAGCTGCGGCCGCCAATCTGCCTCCTTTGGCGACTTTAAACATTTCGATTGCACCCTTTGAAAACGCCTCAGTCATGCCCGTCGCCTTGACTCCCATTTTGCCTTGTATTTTTAATACATTAGTCATTGATCCTGCCAGTGACTGAGCGGCTTTAATACCATCCTTCTTGACAGATAGAATCTTCTTTCTTACTTCTAGCTCCTCTTTTTGGCCGTCCAACATGCCCTTTTCTAGTTCGGCCTCTTCTTCGGTTAATTCTCCGCTTTTGACTTTGAGGTCAATATCTTGTTTCTCTAACTCAATTTTCTTGTATGCATGTGCAATTGAGGCCTCTTCCTGCTTCGCTCTTTTCTCTGACCAATCGGAAATTTCTTTTGTTTGTGCTACCTGTTTCTCGTAAGAGGCGTTCAGTTTTTCCCGGTCTTTCATAATTCTTTTCCGGGCCGCTTCGTCAGTTTCACCGGGCGGAGCGGGAGTGAGGCCTTCCGGCGAATCTCCCCTTTTCCCACCGAAAGATGCAAAACCTTGTTTGATGGCTTTGATAATCGCATCGCTCTCAGCAGACATTGAAACCTCCTTTGAGTGTTCTTAAATAATTAGTTGTTAACCAAAAAACACAAACCTCAACCCTGGTTCGATTGATATCTCTGCGCTATTTGAGGAGGCGGTTGTGGTTGATTGTGGGCCGATAGTGTTTGAGAACCTTGGCTGTTGCCCTTTGACGCCTGTTCAATTGCTTCTTTCTCGTCTTGCAATTGTTTTATGAGCCTTTCTACAAACCACACGCGCAGCCCAACAGGCAAGTTGTATGCTTCCGAGAATGACCATCCGCCTGAATATTTTAAGAAGAAGAACTGCTCATACACGTTCTCCATATAATTATCGGTCAGGCCAAAAAAAGTCCGCGGAGAGCGGAACCTCCATATCTTGTTCGTGTTCACATTCTGAACATTCATAATGTTGAGTCAAATCAACATTAGGTGCGGCTAGACGATAGGCTTTTCTAAAATGTCGCGAATCTAATGACGGCAAATGATTAGCCAAATAAGTAATAACTTCGGGATCGCTATTTCCGTTAACCGCGACTATCGTATTCACCAACTGACGAGTTACATTTCTTTCGTCTTTCTTGCGCTTACGATCACTCTCAATGCCACTCAATAAAAACTTTTCATCTCGTCCCGTTAACAATTTAAATGTTATTGTCATTTGTAATTTAGGCAATACGACTTCAAATGTACCGTCTTTGTTATCCGTGATTTCAAAATCTTCTCGTTCCTCTCCCAAGTAGACATCGGCCTCATTTAAATCAAAGCTATATGGTGTAGTAGCGCCACAACTGGGACAGGTCACTTTTGTTTCATAATCGCTTCCATAGCCGGTGACGCGCATTGCTACAATAATGGCGTTTCGATCTCCGACAAACAAGGAATCAGGATCAATTCTCTTATTCACAATCAAATTAGAGATTACTCGATCTAATGCCACGCCCTTTTTAAGCAGAGTGCGTGACGTAAGAATGTCCTCTTCCTTCGCTGTCATTTGACGGATTTCAATACTATCCTCACCATGTAAAGGATGACCCTCTGGGTAGTATTTACCTTCTGATGGCAATGCTACAAAATCAGTTGGGACTACAAAGGAGAAACCACCCGTGTCAGCATCCATGGCCTGTGGGGGTGGGCTCGTATCCTGTTTTTGAGTGCCGCCTAGGCGCTCTCTATTTCTCGACAATATACACCTCTCGTGTTAGTAATTTTATGAATTGAAGAATTCGGTGCCACCTGCGCCAGCAATTGCAACGGATGGTCCAGAAGTTTCTACGCGGGCCCAGTCATACTTAACGGTCAACGACATCTCTGTTAAATCATCTGTGCCATACGCCAAGTCACCATATTTGACCTCGGTTAAAAAAGAATTCCAAAGAGTCCACGTTTCGAGTGGATTACCATCCGAATCGATTTGAGTAATAATAATAGTTCCTAACGCGCCGGCTGCTTTTGCCTTTGACATAGTAGAAAGGGATGTAGAATCAGTGGGAGGGGTATAACCTGACTGTACCACAATATCAGACACCGTAGCAGTCATATCGGGATCCACAGGATCCACCAAAGTTACAGCCACATCGTTCCATGTAACTGAGCCGGGATAATAAAAAGTATGATTTAAATATTTATGCTCGGATGAAGCAATTGCAAAAGACGGCTTGCTTACTGTCTTTGCATACCAAAGCATTGCGCCACCTTGGGACGCTTGAATGCCTTGAAATTCGACAGTAAATCTAAATTGTCTTTTAGGATCTTTTAACGTTGTGTCTTCACCAAAATTTGTTGACCAGAATGGCATAGTTTGAAACTCCTGTAATGTATTCTAAAGTTAATTAGTGCGCGGGGGGAAATTCCCCCCACCTCTTTTAGTCATCGAAAGAAGCGCCTGTGGACATGATCACAAAGTCGATGGCAATGTATTCAATAGCGCGTGCGGGCTTAATCATGATCTTGGCATAAAGAATGTTCTGATCAATCAAATCTGGGGTTGTGGTGGTTTCATCAAGAATTAGTTTATAATCCGTGATACCGAACTGTGTCTTTACATTGGACAATAGCGGCTCAATGAGTGACTTAAACCTATTCCAGGTTGCCTGAACGTTTTGTTCAAACAAAATCCTGGTGGAAAGAATCGAGATTTGCTTTTTAAGATAAATCACAAGCCTTCTAACATTAATTCGATCTAGGGCTGATTGACGCTCTTGAAGCGTTTTCTGCCCGAAGACCACAATACCCGTAGAGGGGAAGGACGCAATCGGATTGATGTAAGACTCGTAAAGAGTGTCTCGTTCTCTTGAAGTGAGCCTTTCAGTAATTCCGGTAACTGGAATTCCCGCAGCACCCTCGGAGAGGCCGCCTCTATTGAAGCCAGCAGGTGCAAACCATACGGCCGATTTGGCCTCAGAGCTAGCTAAGACACCCATCATGACCACACTGGGTGGAACCCAAAATAGTTTTCCGCTTTGCTCATCTCTAGTTTGTACCCAAGGATAAAAAGTGCAACCGTAACTGGAATCAATTCGGCGATTCCGGAGGTTAGTGGCAGCATTGGTGGGCGTCGTACCAATTCGACTAGTAATCGAAGAATAGTAAGCTTCGGCCGGTGGAATATATACGTCTGGCAAATCAATGATAGTCAAAGAGTCGGCTCGTTCTTCACAAACATTTACCATATGAGCGGTTAATCCTTCCTGCGTGACTCCGGGGGCCGTTAACAGGTTCATATCGATAAACTCAGGATCCGCCACTGTATCAATAGCTCTCTTAATTGTGTAATACACATAACTATTAAGATTAGTGCCTGTGCCCGCTCCCGATCCGCCGGCGCCGGGGATGCCTTTGTTGTAAATCGGATTTGGCTTTTTGATATCAAACCCGTCAAAGCCTCCCCAGAAAGGTGCAGTAAACTTATCGTAGCCTGCATCTACCAAATCCACATAAGAACCAGAAGTCTCAGACGTTCCGTCAGCGCGGGATCCAGATTGATACACATAAGTTCCATCAGAAGATGAACTCAGATTGTCCATCGAAAAGACCTCCGCCCATCCCCGAACACCGGTTGCTGGCTCGTAAGCTGCGGTAGGATCATCGGGGAAGCCTACATACAGTAAATTAAGCCAATCGGCAGCGCTCTTATCCGAACGAGTCGATGTCTGATCGCGGGAAGTGCTGAAACCGAAGTAGGCATTACGTGGGTCACTCAGTCCGCCGTCACTCGCTGAAACTCGCATATTTCCACTGGGGAAAGTAAAGGAGGCCGTGAGTCGGCTGGATACCTGGATGTAGCTGGCCACTGCGATGCCGCCCGATACATAATTACCTTTCTCTCCACATTGAGCGACCAGGCCGCCCGTAACAAAAGAACTCACAGCGGCTGAGCCACTTGCAGTTACATCGACAATATTGGTAAAGCGAGGAGGTGCAAAATATCCAAATGGAAGTAGTGTGGCATCTGATGCACCCTGATCTACACTATCATTCATCTGCACATAAACAAATCTAGACTCGTTAGGATATGCTCCGTAAAGCCTCAATCGCAAATTTGTGGTATCCCAGGTCTGATATTGATTTCCAATTTTGCGCGCTACATAATTAGGTGAACTCGGATCCAGATTACAATTGTCAAATCGTTCGAGTATCACTACGCTATTATCGGTATCAGTAAATTGACGCAGCACTACGGAAAAGGTGCCATATTCGGAACTAGTTGTCGAAGATGCTCGAATCTTTTCAATAGAAACTTTAACATTTTTCTGCAACCATGAGCCATGGCCGCGGCCAATCAATCTAAAAAGCTTTTGCTGGTTAAACGGTACGTAACTGCCGGGAGTACCCAAATCTTGGCCAATAAACCAGCCTGCGCGGGCTTCGCGTGAAGCTTGGCCTTTCAAGTTATGAGGGCCCGTGCTTACCGTATTAACCAGTGCAATAGGCATCATGACACCCATAAGTACGCCGGTGTTCAATCCCTTCCATCGTAAATCTTGCTCAAACGATTCGCCAAGGAAATAATCTCTTTCCGATCCCGAACCATTCGTACGTGGCGGATAAAAAGATCCGCTAGCAGCTAATTGAGGATTAGTGTTAAACTTTTTGCGAACAAAGTTTTCAGAAGAATCATCAAAATTAAATTGAATTGTTTCTTCACTGTTGTTCACTGAGCCTGTGATGGTTACCGTAAATAATCCATTACTATCAGTACCAATTGCTGCTCCTAATGAAGCTGTATTAGCGTTGCCTTCGGGGCTAATGGGGGCACCACCATACATACCACCACTTAACATAATCCGGCCACTATTTAAATACCAAATGGCCGCTAAGCTACCTGTACCAATATTTTGGGCTTGGGTGCCTACGTTTACTGTGCTATTAGAAGATTGGGAAACAAATACCCATAATCCGTAAGCGCCTCCATTGCCTAGGAGGCCACCATCTTCAACTACATCATTATCAGTTTTCCATCCAGCTTGGGCATCCGTAGTCGCATCGTTATTCGCGTCTTGTTGTCCCAGCAGCCTCACATAAGTAAGCGGAGCAACTTTGGCATTCAAAAATGCCTTGGCTGCGTATGTCCCATACATCGGAGACTGATAATTTCCGTCGCGATATACATCGCCGGTTCCATTGCCAGGAACTGTATCACCAAACATTCGAACAAAATCGGAATAGGATTCAACAGTTACCGGCTGCATTCCCAGGCCGCGGGAGGCTCTACCGATTACTACGGGCCCAATTAGAGGGGCAGAGGCAGGGATAAAAGAATTATCAATTTCATTTATAAAGACTCCAGGAGATACAAATTTAAAACTTCTTACTGACATGGGTGGGTTTCCTTATATTAAAAGTAGGTACAATCATTAATTAAATAGTATTTTCAATCTCAAAAGGATTCGCTTATGGAAGAAAAAGATTCTCGTCATCTTCAGGAACTGAGCTTTCAGACGGAAAGAGATATTCTACCACATTTTCATCAATTCTTACGAGTGGGCGATCATCATTTTCGCCTTCTCCAATAAGATATCCCAAAACACGAATAGTAATTTCGGAAGAATATAGTCTTAATTCTTCACTGAGATTTGCTACGTTATTGTTGTGGGTAAACCCCTGATCAATAAAACCTTCATAGAGATGGCCATGGCGTTTCATTGTGAAGGCATTAATTTGTCCCGTTCGCGCCATAAAGGGGGCTACCAGTTCATTCATTTGTTGCTGATATTCAGTCTTGACAACAATTTTATAATCTATATTTATATAAACAGGAATAGGGATGGAAAGAGATTGAATGACAATCCTCTTGTTAACACGCGGAAAATACCGTTGATAATCTCCTGATGTGTAATTGGCCTGACGAGTATTTCCTACGACGGCATAGTTTCTTGTCTTGTCCTCCACTATTCGGCGCGCGATGACTAAGCGACCAGAGCGCCCGTTTCGATTTTTCGAATAGTAATTGGCTTGAAAAGCTCCTTTTCTATTGGGGTCTTTTGTTATGCCTGTTCTTTCAATGGAAATAAGAGGCAATTTTAAAGCGCCGGCGTCATCTCTTAATGCCTTGTTATGCTTAATTTGGTATGCTCTTTCGGGTGCCTGCCACAAGACAGGTACAGATGTAAAACCATCGTTACGAGTGGCGCTTAAATTTAAATCTTCTTTCAGCCATGAAGTAATAGCAAAATCAATGTTTTCTATGGTAGACGCTAGCATACCTATCTCATATAAATTATAATTGCCAGGGGGCGGCAGCATTGCAAAATCAAAATTATCAGGTAGCATCGAATAGTCCCTTCCTTGCTCTCACGCATCTAGCGGCGATTTCAAATTCTCTAGTCGCTTGGCCGAACAATAGTTTAGGTTCGGTGAGCTTAACAATTTCGTAATAATAATCGCCATATAATACAAAATCGCCTTCTCTTACATATAGATCCTGATCTTCTTCTAAGCGCCGCTTGTGAAAATGGATATTGATCTCCCAAGATTTATCCACTCCCATACTTTCCATATATTGGGTAGAATAATCAGTAAATTCCACCAAGGCATAAACACGAATTGGAGGAAGATAAGTTTTCTCTATTGCCTCGCCATATAATTCATGAAAATCCGTTGTTTCCAAATCAATAGGATAGTAAAGGATTTGTTGTCCGATGACTTTTTCGATAAGCTCATCGTTAACCTGTTTAACAAGGTCGCGTTCCTTTTTGCCGAGAAAAAGTGGAGGAGGGGGGGATGTATTGCGCTTCCATTCATCAGCCATTCATTAGTTATCCTACAAAAATTGGTAAGGGGGATGCACGCAGAACATTTGCTGCGGCCTCTGTCATTTCTTGATCTGTCTTTGTAAGTATGGAGTACTCCATTTCCTTCAAAAGTTCTCTTAATTTATCTCGCAAAGTCGATTGCTCTTCTTTGGCTTGTGCTAATAGCTCTGAATGATTTAACGTCACGCTTTCACCGGGAATCGGTAATGTAGTAAATTTACCTCGAATTTGACCCAACATTTCTTTACACACTGCTAATGCATATTTACGAATCCATTGTTTCCCGATTGCATTAATGTTTTCATAAGGGAGATTATCAAACGGAAGCGTGTTCATGTTATTAATGCCATTTACACCACTTCGATAATTTGGATCTTCATCCCACGAATTATTATCAACATAAAACCTTACCCAAATTCTATTTAAATCGCCAAAGTCCCAATAACTTGGATTGGGATAAAGGCGTAAGTTGTTATTAATAATCTCATATGAATAATGAGAGGTTCGCGTATAAATTGAGTCTTCATACATTACAGCTTGCAATTTATTTTGCCATGTAGGAATAATTTCAAACGTAGAATCGTCGGCAAACTGTCCATATGTCGAGTAGTTGCCTACCACTCCAACGCCTCCATAGTAGCCGTAGAATCGCCACATAGCACGGGGAGATTGATAAAAGACCTTGGTTATAATGACTCTTTTGTCTCCTACCTTACCGGAGAAGAGG